GAGACAGTAACAGTATTGAGAATAAAAATACAGAGTATAAAAATTATCTATATAAGTGGACTCAAAGAGCTGCTAAATTATTAGAGTCCTCGGATTGTGAGCTAGATATAAAAAAGACAAATAATATTTATGTTATCCGGTATTTTATCCGACACACAGATAATAACCCGGAAAAACCAAGTAATAAATATATTTATGATATGATAGATGTTGTCTTGGATGATAATTTCAATGTCATAAATCATTTATGAACCTCGGATAAACAATACTAACACAAAATAAAAACGACATGAAAAAACTTATATTTCTTTTGATTTTCGGAATATCAATAGCAAACGCAACATTTACAAGTTGCAGCAAGGAAGATGATAAAGAAATATCCGACACCCGACGAAAACAATTAATGTATGAGTATGAAACCGTCATTAATGATTTAGGCTGGCTAAAAAAAGATCTTGCAAAATTACAAGATGATGCAAAAAACGCAACCGGGGGACGTTGGACTATTCTACAGGAACAAATTAGTAAGAAGATGGGAGAAATACGAAAGTTAGAGGAACGCAAAAAACAACTTGAGAGAGAATTAGGAATATAATTTCACGAATATTTTACTTTCGAAATTACAGTAAAAGAGTAAGTATAAACGCTTTTTTTAATTGCATACGGTCAAATACTCATTTGTTTGTTAAACGTGTCTTAAATCGAAAAACTAAATAAAATAACTATATTATGAATGAAGATTATAAGCAGCAAACTAGCTCTCGTGTTATACATGATGATACATATAGAGAATTTCTAAGAAAAGCTAAAGAAATAAAAGAGTCAAATAAGATAACCGAAATTGATAAGGCTAAATTATTGGAAGAAATAAATTCTTTGTTTGAGGATTTTATTAATAAATATTACCCCGTATTAAATGGAGATATAGACCTCAGAAACATATAGAATAAAAAGGAGAGCTATTAAACTCTCCTTTTCTCATTTAAACCCAAACACTAAAACTTATATTTAATCCCCAAATCAACGCCTTTTTTATTAAAGTCTGTAATGTACCGTAATTCTATACCTAGATCGTGATAAAACAGACCGCCCCCGGCACTCACATAACCTAACGAATTATAGGAGACTCCGACAAATGGAATAAGTACGGGTACTTTCTGTTTCGTGATAACTTTCTGAATAGGTGTAAAAGTATATTGCAAATCGGATAATTTATTATACTGTACGTTTGCATCTATATTTAACTTTCCGTTGTCGTTATCAAACAGAGTTATGTTATAATTCCGGCTCTTTATCCAATCCTCTATTATTTGCGCCGTGTCTACTTTCTGCACGATAATATTATTTATCGTATCGGTTTTATATTTGTAAACGGGGTTTGCTGTATTTGTCTCTTTAGGCTCCGGAATACGAATAATAGAGCTTACAGGCTCTTTGTGTTCGAGTGTTATACTTTCCTTTGTATCTATTGTTTTACGTCCGACTAAAAGGCCTATAATAAAGCAAGCGACACAAACCGCAATAAAAATATATGATTTTTTCATTTTAATACCTCCTTTGCTTTATTCCAAATATTTACACGATCTGAGTAACCGTTTAGGCCTCCGTTAATTTTTCGGGTAATGGTTTTAAAATCCTCCTCTTTTAAGGTTGCATACTTATTGAGGTTGTGTTTATTCCAATACCAAAAGGCCGAAAGAACGGCGTTTTGAGGTTCTATTAGTAACTGAGGATTAGCGACAAAATCTATCCCTAAATCCTTTGATAAAAGGGCGTAATTTGCACGGCCTGTTATTTGGATTAGTCCCCGGCCTTTATACTTAACGCCGTCTCCCTTGAATGTATTTCCTAAGTCTCTCCGCCCCTCGTATGCTTTGCCCGTTGCTAGTTCCTCTACATACTTTAATTGCCCGGATTCGTGGCCTATTTGAGCGAGAAAAGCACAAATAGCCTCATAGGTATTAACTTTATACGCTTGTGCATATTGGTTAATGAATGGTAGGTATTTATCACGGTTCGCTTGTGTCGAATAGGGATAAATACGTTTTAATTGTTCGTTTGTTATTTGCATTGTTATTCTGTTTTACGTAAACTACACTCTAGTACTGTACATTTATATCTCTGTAACATCGAAATATCTTTTGTATTCTGAGACACGGTTTCCCGGAGAGTCGATATTTCGATTTTTAGATAGTCGTTAGTATCTCGCAAATCTTTTATAGTACTTTGGTAAACCTCTTGTACTGCTTTCATTGCGTTGGCCTCTGCTTGTTTTTTACTGTATTTCATAGAAACCACAGTAAACAGCCCTCCGCCTGAGATAAAGGCTAAAATAGGCTCTAAGTATGTTGATAAAAATTCGATCATATTTATTTGTTTTAAAAATAAGTACCAAAGTTTGTCACACTATTTAATACGTTCAGCGGAATATCCATTCTAAAGATTTTAGAATGATTATTTGTTGTATCGGTGTATAGATGCCCGAACACCCGTAAATACTCCCCTGCTATCATATAACCCTGATGATATGACAAAGTCGCTTGTGATTGTTTATCAAATACTACAACGGATTTGACAGTACCATCTGTGTTGAGCACGACAAAAGCAAACGCTCTCGGATAATCTGTCATTATTAGCCTGCCTGCTAATACAGGATGTCCGTTCCATGCGAACATATAAGGATTGTGTATGTTGATATTCAGCCTTACAGAAGTCCATGTAACGCCAAAATCGTCAGAATAAAACACCCAATTATTTTGAGTATTTACATCTGTACCATTGCTTACACGGGTGCAGCCTATTAATCTATCCCCGACAAAACATATTGCAAATTCGTTAGTTGGTTTTTGAGGAACAAATGAAACAAACACCCATGTTTCGCCGTAATCTAAACTTTTGAACAATCCTGCTTGAGCGTTATTTGCCCCTGTTGTACGGCTTGTATCTCGATATCCAGCCCAATATAAAATGCCCTTATGTTCTATAGCACCGCTCGACATCACTAACTCAGCCGTTCCCAACCCGTTAATAGTTAAAGCGTCTTTAATCTCGAACCCTGATGTAAAATTGCTGCTTATCAAAGTCTCAAAATCTGCAATGACTGGTTTTGTCATTATAGGGTCTGAGGGGTTGTCAAAATATATTTTACTGGCAAGAATCTTATTCTTACCTTTCAGCCGTACACCTGCTGTTAATTTTAAATCATTAAGGATTAATTCACCCGAAAAAGTCAAACCTCCATCATTGGAAACTCTAACGACATTATTGGTTACGGTGGAATTGTGGTTCTCTCTATCTATATAATTTAAGATAACTTGGTTACCTTTACTTATACAAACAGGAAACGACTTATCACGAGAGTCATTAGTTATATCTACCATCGGGAATTTACCCGAATAATCAAATATATCATGTCCTTTAAATAAAAGTACTCCGTTACTATTTGCTAATGTGCCGACATCCTGTAATAGTTCTTCTACTTCTGATCGGGATATAGCTTGACCGAAACTCTGACTTAGATTTTCTTTTACGGTGAGATATTTAGCATAAGAAGTATCAATTGTTCCGCCAGTAGATAACCCAAAAACAGGGTACACTTTTACTGTATCGGTTTTTAATGCATGATTATCGGCGCTTGTTGTTAGAGTTTTGTATGAAGTAGTACCTGTTGCAGTTACCTCCCATATGTAACAGATACAATTAGATGGAAAAGTAACCTTTAAAGATCTCGCATTCACATAAGCCTGTTGTCCGTATATTCTTGAATACAAAGTCGGCTCTGTTGGTATCCCCCTTTGCCATACACCGAAATTCATGTCACCTAATCCGAACTTAATATTTGCTCCATCAGCAGGCGTTGTTGTTCCAGATGCTGTCTTTCCGTACACCAACCTTATTTTATCCGTATTAGATAAAAATGTGAATCCATTCAATGCGGATGCTGTTAATTGCGTGTATTGAAGTTGAACTTTCGAGCTGTCAAACTCTAAAACCCAAAGCGTATAACCTTCAGCAAAGGTTATTTTCTTTATATAGCTGCCAATGCCTATATAATCAGAATGGATTCTGTTGTTACTCGGAGATACTGTTCCGTCTGAATTTAAACCGCCTTGCGTCCAAGTAGGAATGGTTAATATTAAATCACCTTCCGGTAATGAAGCAGTGATACTATTTATTGCCGTATCAAATTGGGCTTGTGAAACTTCGCCGGGTACGCCTTGATCTCCGGGGTCTCCTTTATTTCCTTTGAGTAACTCTATAGGAACTTTAACCGAGTTATTATTTTTGTCTGTACCAAAAGCATAAAACCCGTCTATAGTTGTGGCCTCCGGTAATTGAGACACTTTCTTTTTATTCACTGTTTCCATATCTGTAGTATTGGTATGAAAAAATTATCCTCTGTTATTACAAGGTTGTCATTCTCTGTACTTAGTAGGGTTTCTACTTCTGTATTATGAAAATCTATTTCGAAAAGTGGATAGATCGAACTTTTATCTATTGTGAGTGAGTAGCCGGAGGACTCCCCGGAGGCCCCGGATAGTTGACTAAATGAAATTTTTGCTCCGCCATCAGAACCAAAACAAAAATATTTGCCCTCAAAAGTCCGGTATAATACGATATAATTGTTAGCGTTTGCGATTAAAAGATTTGCCGTTTTTTCAGCGTCTAAAGATCGTACAAAGGTTGTTAACTGTTGTTGATATATCCCATTGTCCGCCGTTTCGGTAAACTTTGTACCCTCGATAGTGTCAACCGCTATATAATTGTACTCTGAAACTTTAATAGCCTCTACAAAACATTGATTAAATAACAGATCGTTTTTAAAACGGTACGCTATGAAACTGCGAATATCTAGTAAAAAGATACCAGCAACGCCCCCGGCGTTATATTCGCAGTTATGCTTTATATTTTGGGTTAGTTTACTACTCATATTCTTTTATTGAAAAAAAGCGAGTGTTTTAATCCTCGCTTTTAATTTCTATTTATTCAATTTACGGAGTGATTACAACCGGGTCAACTATTGATGTGATTACGGTTTGATCTTTCAATAGTTTTCCTATTTCGGTCTCCGTTCCGGCTAGTACTGTAGTCCATCCGGAGGCGTCGGAATCGGCTGCACCGGAGGCGTAATTAAACGAAGTTGCGGAAAGTCCGTTATTTCGACCTAATACGATACAACGGCCGTTTTTATCGACTACAACCGCCGTGAATTTTCCGAGGCTTAAAGCGTCACCCTGATTTAGAATATTGTAGTCGTAATCACTTAGAGTAAAATTCACGGTATGAGTACGGTATTTCCCGCCGTTTCCGTTTGTCGCTAATTCATCCGAAAAAGACGCTGTAGCCTCTGAAAATTCGAGTTTATAGGCTTTGTTTCCCTCTCCGGCTAGTACAATAGTTTCTATACTATTGGGATTTTCGGATTCGAAAGTCCATTTGTTTGCCGGGTCGAAATTGATAAGATAAATTGCAAGTAGTCCGGCGGTCTGATACGTGCAATTAGTTTTGTTTACGTTGGCTGTTAATTTGCAACTCATTTTTCGTCTCCTCCTGTAGTTTATGCCTCTATTTCTGCTTTTCGCTTTGAGGCTGCGTTAATAACTGTTGTTCTTTCGTCGCCGTCGGTTAGAGCGTCTACCTCTTCGATAGTTTGAGCCTCTTTAATTTCTGCAATTACTACAGTTGTAGTTTTTGAATACGTTTTTTTGTCTCCTCCTGTAGTTGATGCAGGAGACATTCTTAGGCCTTGTGCCTCGGTATTGTTCGGGCTGTAGAATACTACTTCATCTTCGAAAGGAATTGCAACGGCTAAACGCATACGGCCGTCAATGAATACTTTTGAATCATGTGGGGCCGGAAATTGTCCGAGGCGGATATTTTCCAAATCATCTAACAAGTCAGTTCCTAAAATTAGATTTGAAGAGTCATAAATGATAATGTCATTTTCGCCAATTCCCTTAACGGAAATAATTTCTAAATCCATGTACCTAACTACATTCCCGGAGATAGAGAAATTAGGATTAATAACAACATTAGCCCCGTATGTGCCAGCCAAAGCCATTTTTACTTTTTGAATGGAAGTAAAAGCCATAGCCATAAATAGAGTTCCGCCCTCTCCGGTTTCGTCTAACTCTCCGGCCTTTGCTAATACATCCTCCGGGATAACTGTATAGGCTTTTTCTATTTCCTCCAAAATATTAGCCTTTGTTAATGCAACGCCTACAACCTTTTTACAAACGGTGCTGTCTGTTAGAATTTTTGTAACCCCGTCGAAATCTTTAGGGTTAACGCTACTATCTCCGGAAAATATTTTAACTTCTATTTGTTCAGATAGTTTTTTTGCTATCAAATCCATTGTAGCCTCTTCCAGCGTATCCGGTAACTCGGTGTTTTTGGCTCCGGGTTTTAGCATTTGGCTAGTGCGTTTTTTCTCCAAAGCGTCAATACATTGTTCAAGGTTAATTTTGTAATTTTTTACTTTAACCTCTTTTTCGCTTAGTTTTGCTATTTGCTCCGGAGTCCATGCACAATCTGAATCATCAGGCTGTAGGATATCCCCGGTTAACTCTAACATATTAAGCATAGTCCCGTCTTTAACTCCTATTAGCGGAGTAATACGGCCTTTAGCTATTAAACTACCTCCAAAAATCGCTTTAGTGTACCAATCCATATTAGTGCTAGGCTGGTAACTCAGAGGTGAAATATCATACATGTTTGCCATAAAAATATATTTTTAGATTGTTTGTTATTATTTACCGTTTCTCCTTTTCATTGCAGAGAGTGCAGTGTATGCCATCCTATCAGTAGGTGACATTTTGAAAAGGTCTACTTTCTCGGGTTTCGCAGGGGTCGCCGGGCGTGCTGTAGGGGTTTTCTTTTTTAGTTCCTGAACCTCTGTTTTTGCCTCCTCTGCTAATCCGGCTAATTCTGCTAATTTCGCCTCTAATTCTGCAATCTTAGATTTTAAAGCGTCTATAGTTTCGGCATCGGAGTCGGCTGTTTCCTCTTCGAGTTTTACACGTTTCAAATATTTAGCTCTCTCCTTTGCTAAACTCTGTTTTCTCAAAGTTTGTGCAGCCGTCGCCTCCGCTGGGACGGTTGTTTGTTCGGAGGCCTCTTTAACCTCTACAAACATTCCGCTTTCGTCAATTACTAAGATGTTACCGTCTGAGAGTTTATGTTCTCCGGCTTGCATCTGTACACCGTCGATAGTTGCTAACCCGTCGGCGTCTACTTGTACTTCTTGCCCTGTAGCAAGGGTGTAAATAACAAAGGGGTCTCCGCTATCGGTTGTGTCTTTTTCTTCGATAACATCAATCTCAGAAAGGTTAACTCCTATAAGATTGATAATACCCTTTTGAAACTTACTAAGTTTTAATTGTGGTTTCTTCATATTTGAATTATTAAATGAATGATTAGACATTGCTATTTCTTGTGCAAATAAGCCCTCTAAAGAGAACCCCTTAACATTACCCGTCATTACTTGACTATCCCAATAAGATTTGTTTTCTACTTTATAGCTACACATTAGTGTACCTTTAGGAAGATTTTTAAACCCTAAAGCGTTAGATTTGTCATTTTCGGGATTGTTGACAATCCACAATTCAACTAGATAGTTTCCGGATAATGGTTTTTGATGCTGATGTGTAGTGTTATGAAGTGCTACACCTGTACGCATCATTTTGAGGGCTATTTTCTCTATTTCGGCCTCTGAAAACTTAATGTAATGTTGTCCAAACTGCTGATTTTCTCTATAAATCAACTGATCAGGACGCAAAACAACACCCGTTAATATTTGTTTTTGAGTGTCTTTACTTAGAAATTGGGGCGTGTGCTGGCTTAATGCAACAAAATTTACCTCATTTGCCGGAGATTCGACAAAGGAGATAGCATAAACGCCCGTTTCGTCGTTTAAATCCTCGTTGAGAATACAATTATAAATAGGTAGTTCCATACTATAAGACAAAATAGTTTTCAAAAACTAACCTTTTGTTAATAAAAAGAGGGGATTACTAAAACAGTAACCCCCTCTTTAAATAATTATACTCCCGTCCAATTATCGACCTTAACAGATTCTTTCTGAGCGTTGTTGATGTCTACAACTGAAACGCTAGACTCTATTTTCATGCCTTTAATAGCATCTATTAAAATTTCGTTATCAATATTCGAATTATTAGTAAATACGGGTAATTGTCCGCCCTCTTCAAACATCCGCCTAAACGGAGGCTCAAAACCTTTTGCAGTTTTGGCGAAAAATGCGCTCATGTCGCTAGGGCCTAACTCTCTCCTTTGTGAATTGATATACTTAATCAGGTCTATATTTTTGCTGGTAGATGTCCGGTTAATAACATACTCTCCGCCCTCTACCTCAATATTAGTACCCTCTACTCGCATCCCTCCGTTAGCGTGTCGTTTACCATTCAATAAACCGCCGTCCTCTAGTTTAGCGAGTTGCTTTGTCATAGTCATAACCTGTAAAGCTCCGGAGGCTCCGATAATTGCAGCGAAAATAGGCCCTAAAGGAAACCCCCACTCTAAAGCCCGTGTAAACCCTAATGCAGTGTTAGCCGTTGCAGTTGCTATATCTGACACTAATTGTACTTTCTTTTGTTGTCTCTCCTTTTTGGCTATTTCCTTTTCGCTTTTCTCCTTTTCTTTGGCTAACTGTTTCTCCTGCTCTGCCAATTGTCTGTTAGCTTGCATTTGATCGGTTATTTGTTGCTGCAGAATAATAAAACGCCCTCCGGTTGCGGTTTTGGATTGCTCTTCTAACTCCTGTAAACGGCTGTCGCTTTCCTCTCTTTTGGCTACAACCTCATCATATTTTTTAGTAATAGCGTCGTACTTTTCGTTTGCAGCGTCTAACTGTGACTGTAGTATTGTGTTTGTAGCATCAAAAACGGCGGTTACACCTTGCATTACTCTATCGGTGTATTCCTGTAGTTTTTCGGATAATTCTTTCCAATGATTAATAGTTTTGTTCTTTTCGTTCTCCCGGATTTGGATTCTCATTTCTGCTAACTCATTTTCTAGCTCTATTGTGTCCTCTCCGTTTGCTTTCCGTAACGCTATTTCATCCTTTAGAGAGTTAAAGGATATTTTTAAAATTTCCTCCTCATACCTCCGGCGGTTAAGTTTCCGTTTTTCTAATTGAGTTAATAAATCCGCTGTTTCCTGTTCTTGTATTTTCTTGATACCTGAAACGCCCTCCTCTACACTTAAATCTTTTAAGTCCTTTTGTAAGGTTGCGTTTATCTCTTTTAATTTTTCGGCCTTTAACTCTTCATTGTTAATTGTAGCCTCGTTTTGTTCTTTGGCTAATTCTGCATTTTTTTGTAATAGCTCTTTTCTAATTTCAAATTCTTCTTTTGAGCCTGCATTAGCATATGCCAACCTTGCATTTATAGCGGATATTTCGGCCTGTATTCCCTCCTGTACAATTCTATCCGTGTACTCTTTTGATAGTTTAGATAAATCATTGTTATACTTATTCTCGATCTTTAATTTTTCGGAGGCTGTTAATTCTGTATTTTCGAGGTCGATTTTCTTTTGAACACGTAAACTATCTACTTTTAACGAATATTCAGCAGATGAACCAATTTTAACCGTTTCTAATTGTGCATCAATCAAGTTCATTTCTTCCTGATGCTGTTGCTTTCTATATTCAGATTCTAAAGACTTAATTTGCAAAAGAGTCTCACGGGTACGCTTTAACCTCTCTCCGTTCGTTATATCAGTTGCGGAAAGATCGTTTTTTAATTGTTGGTTTGCTGCCAATATCCGGGCCTCTAACTCTTCCTTACTTCCTTTTTTTGCTATAAGTACTTTATACTCCGATAATGCGAGAGCGTTTTTCTTTCCTAACTCAGCCCCTTTTTTTGCCTGCTCTGCATTGAAGTTCTCCAAATCGGCCGTTGCTTTTCTCTCCTCTTCCTGCGCTTGTATTCCTATATTCAGATATTTTGTGTATATCTGCAAATACTGCTCTAAAATTTCCTTTTTCTCTTTAAAAGCGTCGTTATTTTTATAAGTTCCATCTAACAGGCCTTTGTTTAGTTTATTTATTTCGAGGGTGTAATGTCTTACTTTCTCTGAATACTTATCAATGTTTTTTATCTCCTTTTCGTATTGGATAACATTTTGTTTAGCGTACTTTATCCGTTCCTCATAAATTTGACGCTGCTTTAATGCTATTTGCGAGTCCCTCGCTCCTCTCGCTTTTAATAGGTCTAATTCTCTTTGTAATTGCGCTATATTTGAGTCGGACAATTGTTTAACAACTGATAAATATTGCTCTTTCAAGTCTATAGACTCTTTTATTACGTCGTTGTGTTCTTTCTGTTTTTTTGTCGAATCCTCTGTACCTAAAGCAAAAGCAGCTAAAGCCCCAACAACGGTAATTAAGGCAATCGCTAATAAAACATAAGGGTTTGCAGATGCAGCAATATTAAAGGCCTTTTGTGCTACTGTTGCAAGTAATGTATTCTTAGTCGCTAATGAAATAGATATAGCTCTAGCCCTTACCTGTGCTGCGTGTATTCCCTCCATTAATGCAGCCGTTTTACTTGCTATAGCTCCATTTTTTAACAAGGTATTATTTGCAGCTTGTAACGCTCCGACAATAGCCATTATTTTTCCTACATCCGCCAACACCTCGTTTAACTCTTCGTTACTTTCGTCGAACATTAAAATCGTACCTATCCCGGCCTGTAATAAATTCAACATACCTTGTGAGTTTTCGGCGACTGAATTAACACCCTCGCTTAATTCGTTAAATTTATCCTCCAATCCAGCTAACGCCCCCTCATAGTTACCGACATTGCGCCGGAAATCTCCGGTTGATTGTTCAAACTCTTTTATCTTATTATTGAGTTCGTCAATCTCCTTTGTTAATTCCTCGAACCCCTCGGAGTCAACATCCATTTTTTTCCATTCATCCTTTAACTGAGAAAGTTTAATTCTCATACCCTCGATAGAATTAGCAGAGGCGTTCTCTGCTTGTGCCTGTAATTGTAAAGCCCGTGTACGTTCTCTTAAACTTACATTAGCTTGTGCCTGTAGTCGTTCGGTTTCAGAGATAACCCGTGTCGCTTTGTCCTGAGTTTCGTTTAGTTTCCTTTGGGCTTTCTCCTCCTCTGTAACTGCTTTGTTTTGTGCCTTGATTGCTTTCTCTGCTTTCTCAACAGTTTGAGCGATGTTTACATTTATAGTTTGTAGTTTTTCGAGTGCTGAAACTAATTTCGCAACATCTTGAAAAGATTTTTCGATACCGTCTATTTTGATGGAAAAGACTTTCTTTTTTGAGTCTCCCATTTCTTTAATAGCTTTCATCAAATCGTCAATATCCATAAATGCCCGTTCTATGCCGTCAATCTTAAGATTTATTTTCTTTTGGCTCTTTTTCTCTAAATCATCCAAAGCCTTATTAAGCGAAACGACATCTTTATAGGATTTATCAACCCCGTTTATTTTGATCGTAAAAACTCTATCTTTTGCCATGTCTTAATATTTAGGAAAGTAAAAACCGCTTTCGAATTTCTTTTTTTCTGAACCCTCGTTTATATTGCATCCGCAATCGCTCGCAGGCCTCCAAAGAGGATAATTAGATTTACACTTTATCAGAAAGTCAATTAATTGTTTTTCGAGCGTTTGGGCATCGTCTTTTATCCAGCGTCGGAGCTGTGCAATGTCTTTAATGTCTACTCCTTTACTGTTCTCGCTTTCCCTGATCGTTACGCCCTTGTTTACGATACTAGCCCAATGAAAGGGTATTCCTTGATAGACTGCATAAAAAGAGAGTACCGGAGCTATTTTTATAATTAGATCGCTATTTTCGGGTGTGAGTGTATTGTTATTGATCTGCTCTTTTAGTTCCGACATTAACGGCTCTCCGAGAATCCGACTTATATATAAATCTTGTGCGATACTGATATAAGGGACAAACTCCGTAATGTCTGTATTTGATGTTACCGGAGAGCTTTGTTTAAAAAGCTCCTCCGTGATTATTACTATAGGTCTATACATTTGTGTCGTTGTTTGTGGTTTCTGATTCTTGAATTTTTGCTACTATATCCAAATCATTAATAGTTAGTTTTGGATAGCCGTTATTTATGCTGAAAATGTTTAGCACATCTAATATTTTCCGGCGGAGCTTGTGTATAACTGTTGAGTTATAGAGGACGAAAGCGTTTATAATCTCGTTAGCATTTCCGGAAAGATTACCAGAACCGGACAACCCGGCTAACGTTGGAGAGGTTAAGCGATGCGCTGAAATAATTTTCTGAAATATAATTTCGTCTACATTGTTGTATAGATCGGCGTTATTAGAGGCGGAGAAAGGGACAACCTCCGGTTTTATATCCTGGCTCTCTCCGTATAGCACTACGATAGAGTTAGCCCCGTTTGAACCGGTAAAGGCCTTTTTCATATCGGCGTCAAATTGTTTTTTCGCCTCATCCTCCGGATTGCTAGGAATAGTTATTATTACCGATGCTGTGAACCCGTTGTTAATGGCATTCCTGTAGAATTTGCCTAACATCCCCTCCGCCTCGATATAACTAAGGGCTGAATAATATTGAGGAATAGGGTAATAATCTAAGCTAGGTTCATAATCTTTGTAATAAAATAAATAAGGTTCGCCGGGCGTTATATCTTCACTTCCATAAGCTTTAATCTCAACGGGGGCATATTTACCCGTTGTTCTGCTCCAATCATTCGAAAGAAAGAAACTAAGATTAACCCCGTATTCGTTCACATCTCCGACTCTTATTTTGCTGAAATCGGTATGAAACAGGCTTACACTCTGATTGTCTGCATTCTTAATAACTTGAAAACAGAACCCCCCAAATGAAACATAGTCTTTTGCAATCTTTTCTATTAGCGTGTCCCAATCATCACTATTGTTAGGTTGACCGCAATACACACTATCATCTATCCCGGCTCCGCATATATACGTTACTTTATTTTCAATGATAGATTTGTTTATTGCTGACTCGTTATTGAGTTCGATTAACCTTTGAGGCAAAAGGTTATCTTTTCCGTAATCTATCCAGCCTTTTGTATTTTTCTTAAATTCCGGATAGTTCTTAACCTGATCGGATAAATTGATAACGGTATATTGTTTTCCGTTATCTTTTTGTTTAGGCCTATTATTTAAGGCTTTAACTGTTTGTGGTTTCGTTTTATTCATGATGTATAAAAAAATTTGTCTAATACTATAAGACAAAATTTTTTCAACATCATGAATTTAGAAGTAAACGGGCAAAAATGGGACATCCCCGAAAGCTGGGCGGATATAGTCCTACAGGATTATGAGAAATGGTTTTTAATGAAACCGGAAACACGGAGAGAAACGGCCGTGTTTGTTGCTGATGTGTGCAAAATAGACCCTAAAGATTTATTTAATGCACCTCTAGAAGTGTTCGACCTGATAACATCTACTATCGACTTTGTTTTTAAACCGGATATTTTAGGAACGGCGAATAAATTCGAGTTGAACAACATTGAATATTTCGCCTCTACATCACAAAGTATGTGTTTAGGGGAGTATGTAGATACGGAGGGGATATTAGAGGGTACTTTAGAAAATCCGCTTTGTGAATTACTCTCTATTGTTTGCCGTCCGGTTGGGGAGGTTTACGACGCAAACAAGACAGAGGAGAGGAAAGAGCTGTTTAAATCGCTTACAATGGATAATGCTTTACCCGTAATCGCTTTTTTTTTGCACAAAAAGAAAAGCTCCGAGAGGATTACGAACCATTGTTCAAAAGTAATACAGGAGGCGAGCCAATTTCTCCGGGTTACAAAAACTTTTGTAACAAATGGGGATGGTATAAAACTATTTCCGATTTGGCAGGGGATAAGATACAGTTATTTGACGAGATCACTAGACAAAAGGCTGGCGAAGTATTCGGATTCCTCTTGTATAAATCCGACAAAGTACAGGCCGAAAAAGAACAAATTAACTTTCAAAAGAAAATAAGATCATGATACTACAAAGAAACAAATCATATAAAGGAGATTGCATTCAATTAATGAAATTTCTACCTGATGAATCAGTCGATGTTATTTGCACCGATCCACCATACCTATATTTAAAAAATCAGAAGCTTGACAGACCTTTTGATGAATGGGAATATTTCAAACAAGTAAGACGTGTACTTAAGCCTGATGGCTTTATTATTCTATTCGGTCGTGGTTCTTCTTTCTATCGCTGGAATACCATTCTTGCAGAAATGCCTAAAAAAGATTGTTCGGTTATCGCTTGGATAAAAAGCTTTCTTGGTATTAAGCCCTTGCCGAAAGCATTCACTTTCAAAGAAGAAATCATTTGGGATAAATCATACCTTACAAGCCCATTGATGGCTCTAAGCCGTGTACATGAGACTGTATCTATTCACACCAAAGGAAATGGAACAATTAATAAAGTAAAAGTTCCTTATTTGGAGATGAAAGGGCACGATATACCTTCTATATGTCAAGATATTAAACGTCTTCGTTCTGTATTAAATAATACAAAGTCTTTTGATGCAGTATTAACATATCTAGAAAATAACTTAAAAAGAGATGATTTTAAGGACGAAAAGGTTATGGATAATAAATCTAATCTAAGGACGGGTAGATGTAATGAGGGTGATAGATGCGTAACTGTCATTAATTCCATATCTGTAGGTATGAATGAAAAATCTATTATTTCGGGGTCATTGAGAAAGCACAAAAATAATACTTCTGTTCAGCCTTCTACCCTATATAATGAAGATAGAAGCGTAGCTGTTTGCAAAAATATAGATGATGGTTTGAATGAAAAGAGTATTATTCGACAAATAGGTGAACGTTACAAAGCCATCCATCCAACGCAAAAACCGCCTCGTTTACTCGAAAGATTATTAGCATTAGTTTGCAAGATTGAACCAAGCAAACCTAAACCTTTAGTATTAGACACGTTCAGGGGTTCAGCTTCTACTGATATAGCCTGTATGAATTTCGGTGTCGATTGTATCAGCTTCGAGATAGACGACGAGTATTTCGATAAAGGAGAAGAACGAAAAGCGGAACATAGAAAGAATTTACAACCAACTTTAAATTTTGCACAATGATAAACACTATTATAAACCTATTCCGAACACAAGCAAGGGAACATAAGACTATTAAGGCTTTTTATTATAGCCGAACTTATAATTTAGGAAGTGGCAAAGATAATTATCCGTTGTTTTGGCTCGAATGCCCGATAAACGGACGTAACCAAAATAATACATTTATAAACTCTATAAACTTTTCTATCCTGTTTGTTCCGGCGGAGAAAGATTCTATTAATGACCTGCAAAACCTAGCGTTATCTATAGGCCTCAATATATTGGAGCGTATAAAAAAGCATAATTCAGATATAGTAACCATTAACCCGGATTGGACTTATACCACGCTTAGAGATTATTACGACGATAAAACGGCCGGATGTCGTTTCTCGGTAAATATGACACAAAAAAATATGCAAAATCTATGTTTGATAGACGAACAATTCGACGAGAACGGGGAGTTTTCCGATAATAAAACATTAAAGGACTTTGCTATAACTCCGGTTAACAACTGCGAAATATTTACAAATAAATTTCCGGTGTTTGACCTTAAAACCTCTAAATAATGAATGCAGCAATAGATAAAGTAATACACGCTATTGCGGAGGATATGACAGTAATAGCACAATTAATTTTAGAGAATGACAATGTAAGTGTAAACAAAAAGACCGGAATTAACACACTTGCAAATAGTAACCTCAAAAATGATATTTCTAGTACTGTATCTTTTTTCGGAGACGGACAAATAAATATTTCAGCTGTATTCAATTACTATATAGACTTTTTGGAATGGGATAGACCGCCGGAGTACGGAAAGTCCGGCCCTCCCATTGACGTACTTAGGGAGTGGGCTTTATCGCATGATGTACCGACGGATAACAGCACGTTATTTGCCATATCCCGTGCAATATGGAGAGACGGACACAAGGGACGGCCTATTTTGTTAACGCTAGGAAATGAAATGGAGGATAGTTTCAATACAGAATACTACGAAAAAATATTTGATGCAATTATAGACGAACTAACTAAATTTTTTGAATGATGGGATATTTTACCAACGACATAGCAAAAGAGAGTAAAAGCCCGGCGAAAGTCTCGCTTTCTCAAAATCCGAATTTTATTCAATTTGAGAGTAAAACAGACGGCTCCGGAAATGTACCCGTTAACGCTTTGTTTACAATCCTTTCAACCCAATTCGATAATATAGATCAAGCTATAATAACAATTGAGGAACAGGGAACATCTACAGTACACATATTTAGAGGAACGTTAACACCTAACGAGGTTGACAATACAACGTTTCTAATATCAGATAGCAAAGCGATAACAGCCGAAAATATAAGAACATGCCTTTTAAAGGACTCTTTTTTCAAAAATAACTTTCAAATAACCATACCTCCGAAAAATGAAAGCGGAGTAATCAGTAACGGAGAGATTATTAATATTAAATCAAACGGGGCCGGGATAAACTATAGTTTCGCTATGTCCTTTAACCCTGATTACTATTCGTTATCCGGAATAACCATAAATACGACTAACAACGACTCAATCGATCAGGGAGCCGGAAACGTAGAAATGGAGTTAGAAGTATATTCTGATACGGGGGTTTTTCTCGGAGTGAACGACACGCCGGATAACTCTAATATAGGAACGCATTTAATAACCTTATCAAAGTCTTATCATGGTAGGCCTATTTGGTTTGATGTTAATGCGATTGCAAGTAATCGAAAAATTTACTCAGTAGATTTTCTAAATAATGAGAATTGGAGTAATACAGGGACTATTCAAGATTTTAGATTTATCGCTAAAAAATACGATGGCACGGAAAAGGAGACTTTTTATATTTCGAATGTTATTTACGCAATAACCGGATATAACAGAACATTGGAACAAAACAACCTATCCGATTATATTTATAACACCTCCGCAAACGCTATTTTTAAGCCTCTGACGAAACAACCAACCTTAACACACATAAAAGGTCAAAAGCAGTATTTTAATTTCATTTTGGAGGATTCCGATAAAAATAACAATCTCGGTGCAAATGAATATAGCTTAGGGATAATATACGATTTATACACTCAGTCCGGAGAGTATATAGACCGTGTACAGGCACACACGCAAAGCCGGAAATTATTTAACATTGCAAACACGGTGCAATTAAATATTGACGAAATACTAACAGATAACACCGGGATAGTGAATGTTTATTTGCATCGCTCCGGGACTGTGATAAGTGAGGCGGTTTCTTTTCGGATTTTACCGGAGTATCTATACAAAGTGAAAGATTTTGTTTTTCTCAACTCGTTAGGCGGTTGGAGTAGTTTTAATTTCGGAGGAACGGAAACAACCGATTTCAAAAGCTCCGTAACTACCATATTTAAAACTCAAACCCCGGAGGCCTCAATAAGCAGCGAGATAGAAAGCGTGTACAGTAAAGAGATAACCGAACAATTTACAGTACAAACCAATCCGATAAATAGCGAGGTTTGCGACTGGCTTAAAGAAATTAGTACCTCTATAGCTGTTTTCGAATTGTCAACAAAGAGATACATAGTAATAGACGAATTGGCGGTTAAACATAATTCTAAAGATGAATTATTCAGGCTTGAAATGAAATACCATTACTCAGATTCTTACAACTCAAATTTTAGCGAATGAAAGTAACAAGTGTTTTCGTTAGAAATTTAGACGCATACCGGAACGGCTATAGATATGTCGTTAATAAAGGTTCTACACGTTCATCTAAAACCTACAGCGTTTTACAATTATTATACTTGATAGCGGAGTTATCGGCAAAACCCCGTATTATTTCTATCGTATCGGAGACTATGCCTCATTTGAAAAAGGGCTGCATACGGGATTTTAAAGAGATACTGCAGAACGAGAATAAATGGAATGAGAACAATTGGAACGAAACGAATAGTATTTACAAGGTCAACAATTCAACTATAGAATTTTTTTCCGTCGATAATCCTAGTAAGGTACACGGCCCAGCTCGTGATATTCTTTATGTAAACGAGTGTATAAACATTGAATACGAAATTTACCGACAATTAGCGATTAGAACACGGGAGACAATATTTCTTGACTGTAACCCGTGCTTTGCTTTTTGGCTAGATGAAAAGGTACTTATCCAAACTACAGAGGCTTTGTTAATTCATTCAACATACAAGGATAACGAATACTTAACGGAGGCTCAAATAAAAGAAATCGAGTCAAACAAAAATGATGCTAATTGGTGGAAAGTTTACGGATTAGGGTTAACGGGTTCTTTAGTCGGTGCAATTATGCAAAATTGGGATATTGTTAAGCAAATGCCCGAAAACTATAAAAAGCGTTGGATAGGGATAGACTTTGGATATACGAACGACCCAACCGCAATAATAGATATACGATTAGCCGGGGGCGAACTTTGGATAAACGAATTATTGTATGCTAAAGGGTACGACAATTTAATGATAGCCGAACATTTGGAAATTTGCGGTTTACCTAAAGGGATAGAAATAGTTGCAGATAGTGCAGAGCCTAAGAGTATAGCAGAAATTCGCTCTAAAGGTTGGAGAGTAGAGCCAGCGAAGAAAGGAAAGGATAGCGTTAATACGGGTATTTCGATTTTAAACCGCTATGTAAAACATATAACGGAAAATAGTACAAGTGTTATAAACGAATATCGCAACTATAGATGGCAAATAAATGAATTTGGAGACCCTACAAACGTACCAACCGATAAATTTAATCACAGTATCGACGCTCAACGCTACGTTTGCTTAAACAAGTTATTAGAAAATAATAACTCATTCTCTTATACTGTCATAAATAGGTAAAAAGGACGCTTTTTTATACTTATTTTCTACCAAAATACATAATTACCAATTAAACAAATAGATAAAAAGTATCTACACAACTAAATATAAGATCATGCAAATAGAATTATACATAAATAACGAGCTTTGCGACATAGGCAACCCCTCCGATTTTTCGGTTTACCTTAAACGTGTGTTCATTAATCCGGCTGAGCTTGCAGCAAAAGACGCTCAAAAGTCCTATAACATCACTTTGCCAGCAACGGCCCGGAACAATATAGTTTTCGGGTTCTCAAATATCGAAGAGGTAAAAGGAAAGTTTGTAAAAATATACGACGCTTATTTGATTGTTGGAGGAGTGAAAATATTTAACGGCAAATTTAGACTAAGCGAAATAACATCAAACTCCTATAGTGGGAATTTAGGTATTCCGGCAAAAAAAACAATTAAAGACATATTTGCAGATAGGACAATGACAGAGGCCGGAGAATGGTTAGTACCTTTTCAAAACAATTTTTTCGATGCTATCAAAGAATATAACGAAAAGGAGAGCGTTTGTTTCTTTCCTATGGTGCTGTATAGCCTATTTTCAAAAATAAAGGACGGCGACGAGTACACCGACAAAACAACGTTTGATAATACCGTTACTTTAAGTATGTTCGATTTTCCGCCCTCGATCAATTGTATAGAGACTATAAAAACTATATTTCACAACGAGGGTTTAACCTTATCCGGCACGGCCTTAACTGATAGTAAACTAACAAAACTATTTATGTCTTATCGCAATCCTGTTGATTATGATATGAAATGGAATTATAGAGGACTGTTAGACTTAAATATATTTGGTTCTTGGTTTTGTTATGATAGTAGAAACTCCGCCCAATCCGGGTATAATTCAGATAAGAGAAAAGTTAGTTTTGATCTTTTAGGAAGAGGGAGAAACAATACTATATATATTGAATCAAACAAAGGTGACATGTTAACGGAGCGTGTTAGTAATGGTAATGTTATAAGAGAGATTATTATTCCTACAACTGCGATATATGAGATTTATTTAAATGTTTCGTTCTCGTTAGATGATGGGGCCGGATGGGACGAAGATAGGCCGTATTTAGGGGATGATCTGAGATTGTACCATAGTGATAAATTTGAGGAGACTTTTAAGAAATTCGGATTTGAGATAAAATTAATAAAAGAAAATGATCTTTTGAGTGTAGACCTAGACCGGAAATTTGACAAACCTAACATCGCTCAGAATATTGATAGATGGGAATATATACAGGACTTTCCTAAATATTTTCCGGAGGAGGGTAAAACAATGATTATAGATCAGGCACAAAATGATAAGTTTATTTGCGGTGTTGGTTTTGGTAATGAATATTTACCCGATGCAGCAAAAAACTATTACACATCAAAAACTAATCCTATGATAGGCCGGAACGGCTGGAGCATAGATAGTTCTTACAGCCAAACAGACCCCTCTTATATTACATCAAAAATAGACGGCTATACAGAATACAACCGAGATAGCAACGGCGTTCACTCCGCCCCCTCTGATTACAACAAAAGAGAAATATTAAACTTTGATTCTAACAGCTCTCTTATAGTAGAAGAGAATAGGGCTACAGGTTTTATAAAAGTATATGCCTATTTACAAAAAGGAGATCGTTTAAATTTAGTTAGTACATCAAGTATCGAGGAGCTATATATAGGAAATAACACAACTCTACTAAACTGTATCATGGCTCACAATGTCGAATTTCAACTATCTGTTAAACCTATCATGTACGATAAAGAGTTTGTAAACGGAGATATTGACGCAAATAATATTAACAGCGACATTCTAAAGGATAATATAGACCTAATTAAGTTTTTACCCTCCGACATAAAAATAAATGATTGGTTAGATAATTTTTGTAAAGCGTTCAATCTTTCATTAATCCAAAGTGATAACGGAGGCTTTGAGCTAAACACCGCTCAGAAAGGACAATCCGTTATAGGTTCTATTATCGACTTAGATAACAGGTGTAGTATTATAGGCCGTAAAAACACGCCTCTAGGCTTACCCTCCGTTTATGATATTGGATTTACAATAAATCAGGACGAGGAGGGATATATCAGTACAGGAGATAACGGAGGCGGACAATATGAGACCGGGAGTATTGACGGCGACACACTAGCGCAAACCTCTACTTTCTCTTATAATTGGTTTAAGTCTATTCTATTCGAAGATTACGACGTATCTTATAACATTCCGGTTATCACTAATAGCGAAATTTGGAAACCATTAGTTAGAGACTATGAGGAAATGATGTCTAAAACCTATTTTGATTTAGCGCAAAGATTTTGGTATAGGGACGGAAATATAAACATTACGTACAATCGACAAACTATCACTCTAGGCAAAGTTTCCAATAGTTCCGGAGGTATGATATTAAATTACAAAAATAATCCTGCCAGCATCCTAAATAATTACTTTACGGTATTTGTTAATAGTGATGCGAATTTCACGACTGTAGAATGTTTCTTAACTCCGGATGAATATTATAAACTGCCTTGCTTAGTTCGATTGAACGGAGATTTATACAACGTTGCGGATGTTGACGGGTACGACCCGTTAGGAAAGAAAAAAGCGACACTAAAACTTATCCGTAAGATAAAATAGTTTTTACTTACTTTTTAACTGTAAAATTGTAAGTATAAACGTAAGTAAAAAAAGGACTCTCATTTATCGGAGTCCTTTTTATTTCGTCTTACATCCCCTGTAGATAAAGTTTCTCTCTTTGAGATAACGACATTGTGAGCGATATAATTAAAACGCCAGTCCCATTTATCTAACTTTGATTTACTAGCTTGTAATATCTCTTTTCCGTTATCCTCAAATAAGGCCGTAAGTGATGAATAGGGCTGTACTCTTAGAGGGTTTTGTAAAATTAGAATGTATATCATTTTGCATTACGTTTTTAATTTATGCAAATATAATACATTATATTATCATTTAGTAGGTTTTATCACATGATTTACAATATCGCTTACAACTGTTTTACCTAACAATTTCGCATAGTGTTGAGTCATTTTAATGTTGCTATGTCCCATTGTCCGTGCTACTGTTTCAAGTGGTACGCCCTTATTTATTAAATACGTTCCGAACGTGTGCCGGGCTACGTGCGTTGTTAATTTCTTTCGAATAGTCTTAACTTTCTTTTCCTTTGTGATTTCGTCTATTACCTCCTCTGTAGCATACAGACCGACTAATTTTAAATAGTCGTTGTACTTTTGGTTTGATATTCTAGGGAGAGAGTAATTATACTTTTCGAGAATAGCCAACGCCTCCGGCAAAAGTACCGAGATAAAGCCCTGATCTGTTTTGGTTCTATTACTTCGAATAACCTTATATCCGTCTACTTCTGTTATCTCTTCCTTACTGAATGACATTAGATCGACATACGCTAAACCCGTGAAACATTGAAATACAAACAAGTCTCTAACCTTTTCTAACTTATCGCTGTCAACCTGCTTTTTCAAATCGCAATTAAGCAAAATATTTATTTCGTCCTCTTCTAAATATACCGGGTCTTTACTTTGTCCCTTTTTCGGACGAAATGTTATATAAGGGTCATAAGTGCAATAACCTCTATTTATTGCCTCTCTTATGTAGCTGTGTAACGCTTGATGCCTTTTATAGGCCGTCGGTTCTTGCATCCCCTCACTTTTTAAATATGCGTCAAAATCGACTACATTTTCATAGGTAAAATCTTTGAACGTCTTAAAGCGTCCAAATTCAATCATACGTTTTATTAGTGATTTGTTTTGTGATAGAACCGTTAACGAGGGGTTACGGCGTTTTAATTCATCCTCAATAAATGAAATAACGGAGTGTGTTTTAGTCTCCTCTTTTTTATTCCACTTCTTAACATCTTCTATTGTTTGACATTTGTCTGATAGAGCAAAGGCCTCAATTTCTCGCATTATCCGTTTTGCTTGTCCGTTTTTGCTTACAGCATTAGGATGATTCTTTATAATGCCTATTTCTCCCTTTTTTTGTTCAAACTGATTTAATAGCAAATCAATCCCGGTAGAAATATATACTTTCTTTCCGGTTAATTTATCATATACATAAACCTCCAAAGCAGCCTGTTTATCAGTCTTATTAGCGGTCTTTTTCCTATTGAAAACAAAGCGTAATTTTAGGCTATCCATTTTTCTACCAATTTTTCTACTTTTCGCAAATATAGTAGAAATACTTTTGATTTTTCTTGTTTTCGTCTGTTTTTAGATGTTTTGTAATGTGCTTTACAATTGGTATAGAATAAGAAAAACCGCTAAAATAGCGGTTTATTCTGTGGAGCTGGAGGGAGTCGAACCCTCGTCCAAACAAGGAACTAATTTGCTTTCTACATGCTTATCTTTGCTTTGATTGTCGGGAATGAGCAAGACCAAAGCCACCAACTCAAACCTTAGCTTCTTAATTTAAGACAAGAGCCGAAGCCTCCCCTATCCTATCTCCGATTTACCTACACCACCGATTCGGAATGCTTCGAAGCCACAGCTTCCGGGTGATGTCTTGTCCTCACACCTGTGCAAGGATTAAGCTATATCTACTATGATTCGATTAAGCAGCAAGAGCGTAATTTTCTTCGCCAGTTAAAAATTTGACGTCTAAGATTATAGTGCCAGCCGACTATGCACTGCATGCTTACAAACCACTTCATCTCGCTGTCAAAACCAGTCAGCCCCATGGGTTTATTACCATCTGATATATAACGCTTTAATATCAAAATATAGATATTGAGTAACAAAAAATGGTGAAAATTTGTCTAAACAATATCTGAATACAAAGATAATTCTTTTTTAGTATACCGACCAAATTCAATAGAGATTATTGCTATGTTACGAATTAAAGACTCAGATATATTAAACAATAAAAGATAAGATTCTCAAAAAAAAACGATCAATCATTAGAATCTGACCGGCATACCTATCTTAATATACTTTTACTGTTTTTTCAACTAACTCCTTTATTTTTTCTCTTTACTATTTTCTTTGAAAACTTCATATAACTCATCGAGATAAGCATAAAATTCCCCCTTTCAGACATTAGTAAAGGACTTTAGGCATTAATTAAGTATGACCCGGAGAATCCTTAGGGAATGTAACCATAGCATTGTATATACCAAAGATTAATAATTTTAGCTTCTTATAATTGCCGTCAGAAAATAAAGGCTTTGATAGAAAAAGATTT